GTATATGAATATCTTCCTCTTCATTATATTTAACAATAGCTTCTTCAGTAGCCTTACTGAAATAAATCTTTTCTTTTTTGTTTCTACCGCGTCTTCTTTTCTTTGGTTCATTTTCATCAACCAATGTGATTTCATCCGATTCATTGGGATCAATTTCAGCTTTTGGAACAACATTAGATCTAGGAACAACTATCTCTGATGTTTTTTTAAACTTTGGTGTTTTTTCTTTTTTACTATTAAGTACTTTCTTTTTCTTGATATCTTTCTTCAGTACAACTGAAATAGAAATCTCTGGCTTCTTAGAAACCTTAGTGACTTTAGATTTACTTGTTGTTTTAACAAGCTTCTTCTTAATTTTTGTTGGTTTTTTCATCAATGTTGGCTGGATTACTGGACTCATCATTTATCCTTTCGTTGGTTATCTTTATAATATTAACGATGTCAGAAAACATAAATCCAACATCGTCATCTTTTTCAAAGATACCACGATTATCAACATCCTTCAACTTTTTGTATACATTATTTACTAACCCTTTAAAGTCAACCAACCATGATTCAAGTATGTCTATCGTAAAAAATGCACGGCGTAACGAGATGAACAAAAAAATGTTGGTCACTAACGAAATTAGTAAAACAAATATTAAAAAGTATATCATTCGGTTATTCCACTATATCATCAGACACATCAATAAATTCTGCTATGTAATCTAACGATTCTTTAACGCAGTTCCAATCAGTATTTTCGTAGCTATACTTGATTAATCTGTATAGCTCTTGCAATTCTTCTTCGTTCATATATATTGAATTCTATCCTCAAGTATAAAATATATATTACGATTTGAGAAAATTAATTTTTTTATTTAAAAACTACTAAACATTCCTCTAACACCTGGTACTTTTTGTTTTATAACTTTTTCAACAGGCTTTTCTACCTCAACAATTTTTTCAACTATTTTTTCAACTATTTTTTCTACAGGCTTTTCAACTTCTACTATTTTCTCAACAATCTTTTCTACAGGCTTTTCTACCTCAACAATCTTTTCTATAATCTGTGGTTCTGATTTTTCGGATGGAACAGGTGATTCTACAGGTTTTTCTTCAACCTTTTTATCATTCTTATAGATTTCATAATCAGTTTTATCTTCTTCATATGTTCTATTAGAAGAAATGTTATATGCCAACAACAATATAATTGCTAGTGGATCAAAGACTACAATCAATACAATTATGAACCATTTAGCAACTTTTTGAATAGTTGTGTTGAATTCGTCAGCAACAAATTTAAATGTAGTTAAATCTTTTTTCTGACTATTCTCAATTTTCAATTTAAATATACTATCATCCAACTTGGAAATCTTATCACCAAAGACTTTTAACTTTTCGTTTTCAGCCTCCATTTGTTTATTTATATCTCCAATCTGATCGTTGATTTGATTTTGTATATTTTGAAACTGAATTGGGTTTCTGGCAATAACTACATTAGTTAAGGTTTCTGATAATCTGGACTCTTGCGAATTTCTTAACTTAAATAGATTACTTATAGATGTCTTTGTAGATTCTATCTTCTTACTTTCCTCGGCTTTTTGTATTTCAAATGCAGAAATCTTAGATATAGACACTTCATTTTCTAATGATGATTTTTGAAACGCAGATGTCAAAAATCCAAAAATACCCAATGATGTTATACCCATCAATGCAAACACAGCAAAAATCATGTATACACGCATTAATATGTTGGCTTTATTCCAATATCTAAATAACCAAGATGTTGTCACCAATTTGCCTAGTTCCAAAGAAGATGCCATTATCATAGCAGCAATAGTTGCGCCTGAAAACAACATACCAATTCCGTATACACTAAAATACGCAGCACATCCGGCAATCAATAAAGAGCTAAGTATCACCAAGTGTTTAAATTTTATCATATATATAAATATTTGAATATTAAAAAACCCCGCTATTTTTAATCTAGCGGGGTTTAACATAACCATGATTGACTATTAATCAATCTTTATTTTCTTAGTTTCTGGAATTGTAGGTTTAATCTTTAATAAAGTAACCTTTAACAACCCATTCTCAAATTTTGCCGATGGACTTCTTCTATCAATCTGATCACCAAGTGTAAAACTACGTTTGAAACTACTATGCTTTAACTCACGACGAATGTACTTTCCTAATGATTCTTTATCATCAACCTTTTTAATCTTCTGACCACTTATAGTAAGTACATTTTCTTGTACATCGACAGAAACCTCTTCTTTTGATAGACCAGGAATTTCAGCCAGAATTTCTACACGATCATTATAATCAATAACATCCACACGGGGATAACTTTGTTTTTCAAAAAAACCAACACCCAACTCTTTATTTAGTTCTGGGAAATGTGCCGCAAATACTTCATCAAATACGCGGTCAAATGGTGTTAAAAACTCATCACGATCAACATGACGTAATGCAAACGGACTATATTTTACTACTGACATATATTTACCTTTCTTTTAATAATTCTGTTGAACTTATTAACCTAATAGCCTCACTCGAGCACTATAGTAGATGATGTCTATGAGATCACCACCTAACAATATATATAATCAAAGATACGAAATCGTCAATATTTTATTTCCAAACACGCAACTTTACGTTCCAATTAGCAGGTGTTAATTGTACTATTTGACCAGTCTTATTTTGAGCACGTATAGTAGTATTAGACCACGCTGAAAATGATACTCCTACTTGAAGGTTATCAGCCCAAACCGTCGTGATTGGTCTTTCGTCATCCGCACCTCCTGTGTCATCATATAATTGTTCTACACTTATTTCGTCGTTTATTGAATAAGCATGTTCAGCTGTATTACAAATTAGTGTGGCTCTAATTAATGATGGTGATGACCCAAATCCATGATTTACCGAATATACGCTTCCATAGTATGTTGATACATTAGGAACACTAGTTGCTGTATAATACAAACTAGCTCCTAATCCACCAAGACCATTATTTAATCCTCCTGTAAGAACACATGAGGCAGTAACAGCGTGACTACCAGTACCCCAAAAACTTACAGATTTTCCGTTTAATGTTTTAAAGCCAGTACCATAAAATGATCCTGTCACTCCTCTATTTACATTTAATTTACCATGTATATATGTATTTCCGCTAGCGGATACATAAAATGTTGGAGTTAAAGTTGTTACAGCACTTGCAGATCCATAATTAACCAATATAGCTGTAGCTCTATTTTCTACAGTTGCAGGCACACTCCATGGTCCTTCACCACTACCACTAAACATATTTATTTGTAGTTTGGCTCTTAAATATTTATCAAATGATCCTGTGGCTTCTTCAGGTGGTTGAACGCCTATACCGATAGCACCATCTCTAGCTGGTGTATTGCTAACCATATATGGCCAAAAATAAAAACCATTTCTTCTTTGTACCATACCATAACATTCACCGGTAGTACTTTGTGCCTTTATAGTGGATGAAGAAAATGCATTAGAACCAATTGGTGCGATAAAAGTTAAACTTCCACTCGTAGCACTGAGAAGTGTCCATGAGTCATAAGTTGGATATGGTTCACTACTATTATAATTAGCTAGACTAATTCCAGCCTGATTATATTTAGTACCACCACTAGTTAATCCACGACTTGCGATTTTTAAAAAGTTAAATGGTAAAGATGATGAAATACTTAGTGATTTAGCTCCGCCTATGTTATTATCAAATACTAAACCAGGAGCACTTGTTAATCTGGTGCCATCATAATATCCAACACCATTTGTAGTATTTTGATTGGTTTGACGTAGATATGAAGAAGTCAATGAACGTGTTGCGGTGCCATAAAAACTACCACTAAAACTACCACTGGCTTTACCTTTAAAACTACCACTGAACGATCCACTATAAGATCCACTTGGATGATTAAATACAAATGATGCGATGTTATTTATAGTAGATTTACGAGAATATAAAGATGATCCGGATTGAATCGTTAAAATAATATCACGACCTTTTAAAGCGCTATAGCTAGCTAACTTACTTACTTTAATCAGTTGGACATTTAAACTATTACAAGGTGTTGACATATGTTATAAGTATATAATAGTATTTTATTTCAAAACTCTAATTTTATATTTCCAATTAGCCGGGACGATCAATGTCCATGTGCCACCTATTTTATTTGGAATGTATAAATCATTTGCAAAACCAGTGTTTCCAGCGACAGATATAGCCGCATAAGTCGAATTGGTCCATGTTGAAAACACATTGGCATCTAGTTCATCTTGTTCTATAGCATTCAAATCAACTTCATCTCCAGTCACATATCCCGCATCACCAGTGACACAATACAAAGTAGATCTTATCCACGATGGAGTTACACCAAATCCATGTGTGATAGCATAACAATAAGCACCAACACCACCTTCGTTTGTTCCACCTAAAAAGCCGGATAATGTAGCGGTACTTGTATTTTCCAATGGTATCGTTGAAATCACATAACTAGCAGTTACAGCATGACTGCCTGTACCCCAGAAACTTACTGATTTAGTACCTTGTGTTTTATACCCACCAGAACCACCATAAAAACTACCACTAATACCTCCAGCAGATATTTTGGTTGCAACAGTCAACGCTGTAGAAATACTTACTGATGTACCATTATCATTTATAGATGATAAACCCAACTTACTAGTACCACTAAACTTTGGAAGTGTATTCGCAACACCTCCACCTGAATTCATGGATGTAGTAACATATGATCTTGCCTGTGTTGCATTAATACCAGTATTACCGCCAACAACATTTTCGGCCCAAGTAGCAAATGATGAAGTTCCATAAAATCTTGCACTCTTTGGAACACCCGTACCATTGTCTAGTACCAACGTGGATGTTGGTGAATAAATATCACCAGTAACATTGCCAGTAATATTGCCAGTAACATTACCAGCAACGTTTCCAGTAACATTACCTGCAACATTACCTGTTAAATTACCAACAACATTTCCAGTAACATTACCTGTTACTGGACCAGTCAATTTACCTTTCAAACTGCCTGTAAATCCAGTAGATGCACTTCCTGTTATACCACCAATTGTGTTTGTAATCTTTTTTGTAAACAACGCACCATTAACAGGAGAGAATGTAAGATTTGTAGGACTTATAGTAGCAGTAACACCTGTACCAATAGATAAACTATTACGTATTGTTACATCATACAAATTTGATGTATTACCATTTGCATTATAAAATGCACCTGTAAATTCGTTACCGGTGCTACTAAACTTCACGGTGGTAGAATAAGAACTTAAACTACCCAATACCTTTTGTGATAATTGTGAGATAGTAGCTTTTCTTGTGGAATTGGTACTTGCATTTACAGATTGAATGATAAATAAATCATCATTGTTCAGATTAGCTACTGATGTTAAATCTGATATTAATCTACCTCTATTGGATATTACTACTGCCATAATATATAATTATCAATCAAGTTAGCTTTTTTAACTTTTTTAATATATATTTGACTAATCCACTTCTAACAATATCTTCTTCGTCAAATTTAAAAATATGAATACCATTATCTCTGCTTTCTTGATCGTCAAATATATTCATAACCGCAGAAAATCCGCTCTTTCCATTAATATCGCTTTGATCTGGATCTCCACACACATATAACTTACTAAACTCTCCAACACGGGTTATAAGTGTTATTAATTCTTTTTTGGTCATGTTTTGAGCTTCGTCCGCAACAATTACGGTAGCATTCCAACTCAACCCACGTAAGAAGTTTACTGGAAAACCATGAATTCGTTCTTCCTTTTGTAATTTTTCAACATCACCTCTATGAAGCATCTCTTCAAGCTTATCGACTAGTGGTTGAATATATGGACTCATCTTTTCATCCATTTCGCCTGGTAAAAATCCTAATTTACTATCACTACTTTCAACTATACTTCTAACATATACAATCTCACTCACACGTTTGTCATTAACTAAACTAAGACCTGCCATGACCGATGTATATGTTTTGCTAGTACCAGCCGGACCTGATATGAAAACCAACTTTGTATTTTTATTTGTTAGTACATCTATGAGCTGTTTTTGTTTTTCGGTTAAGTTTACACTTTTGATTTGAATCGAATCTTTAATCTTTGTGTTTTGATGAACCTTTGGGCTTGTGTCTTTTTTCTTGCTCATTGTGTTTCTTATCTAGTAGTTTTTGTATTTTCTTTACATTCTCGCAGTACTCATATTGTTCTGTTTGAATGTAATAGTTAAAGATAAAATCTAAGTTTTCCTTGAATGATGATTCATTAAGTAAAACGATATATTCGCTATTCTTGAATTTAAAGACTTCAACATTAACAAGTTTGTTTTTCAAAGCATACTCAATTGAATCAACAACTTTTAATGTTAACGATGTCTTATTTTTCAAGATGTACTTCTCCATCTCATTGTACTCACATGGTAGAGTCGTTGAACAATATTTTTTAGACATAATAACTGAGTATATATATCAATTCAAATACTCAACCAGACAAAAAATAAAGGCACCATTTTATTGGTGCCTTTTGACATTTTACAAATATTTAACTCATTTAGTTTTCTTAACTGACTTCTTTGACTGAACCGGCTTCTCTGGACTTTGTACCACTTCTTTAGAGGACAACTCCGCTAGTCTGAATTTAGCAGTTGATTTCCAAGCATGTTTAGTGTTTTCACTTGCAAATTCAAATCCTTTACCCTTATTTAAAAGAGCTGTGATTTCTGATTCGGAGTTTGCAGATTTAATTTCTTGTCTTAATCCCATATTACTTGTTCCTTCTTGTTAGATTTACAATTTCCAACTTACTACCATCAGGCCATCGTGAAATAACACGATTCCAATGTTCATATTCTGGCGTTGCCTCATCCTTACTTGAGTACTCTTCATCAGAGACTCTAGCACCATTCCTCATAACAACATAACGTTCATTTGAGGTTTCAACATTACTCTTCTTGTCTTTAGTTTGCATTATACTAGCTAGTTTTTGATTTTTAATGTTTGATATTACTGATATAGTCTCAGATTATCAGCCTGAGAAAGTATTTCGTGATATTACAAAAATTTTTAGTATTTGTCAATATCAATCTTCATAATTAATTATATGACAAAAAAATTTAAAGAAAAGGTCAAATTATTTTTGGAAAGTATTAAACTACAAAAGAAAAAGACTCTTCCTAAGAAACAAAAAAAGAAATATTAAGAATTACCAGCAGAAGCTTCTTCTACAATAGCCTTAATCTCGTTTTCAATTTCTTTCATCTTTTCCTTGTAGCCTGCAGCTACATCCTTAAAATCCTTCTTTACGAAAAGAAGTTTTTCGGTTAAATCGTATACCTTTTGTTCTGCCTGTTGTTTTGTTAATTTAATATTACTCATAACTTTTTTAGATCTATAGTTTGGTTTACTGCTTCTATCGGTATATAACTAGTGACATAATTGCCTGGATCTACATTTTTTAAATCTGGCAATTTATTTTTATCCACCACTACTATAATACCTTCACCTTTGTCTCTATAATTGACTAAGGCAAATCTTGCTGCCAATTTAAAATCACTGGCTAAATAACTTCCTACAATATTTCTGGTGTTACCCTTTCCTTTGGATGTAACCTTACCATACTTCTTGAGAACATTATACTCCTTTTCTGACATTCCTCTATACAAAACATTATTATCATTTGGAATTTTATCTAATTCATCTGCTATATACTTTAACTTTCCAGTTGGTTCCCATACTAGATAATCATATATGCTGGATTCGTATAATAAACTATATCGTTTCATCATTCTATAAATATACTTATACTTAATGGAAGACGTTAATTTTCACCAAGTTAGTATTAACAATCACGATATAACAATTTGGGCCAATAGATTTGTTGTATTACGACATCCAGAAATATGTGATGTACATGAAGACGATTGTTGTAGAGAACGAATCACAAAGTATTTAATTGAAGAAGGTTATATCAACGATAGTGGAGTGTTGATTATTGATAGCTACATTGATTTTGAACCAGAATAAAATGGTGGACGCGGGCGGAGTTGAACCGCCGTCTTTAACAGATAACTTACATCAGACTACACGCTTATATATTTTAAATTGTTAGGCAGTAATAATGAAAAATATCTAAAAATATTACCCTTAAGATTTACTAATATCTCGACCATTTACGCAAATCAAATATTTGGTCCAGTCCAATAATTTACACCCAATACAACTATCAGACTTTATTGTATTGAATGTGCAACAACTTAGGCTGCAAGGGCTACAACGTCATCATAAGAGAAGTCATAGCTAACTACGTTATCTTCAGCAGTTAATGTTTCGATAGGTGTATTAAAG